AACCTGCAGGACCTGATGCAGGGCTTCATGTTCGCCGACCTTCGCAGGAAGGCCGAGTTCGAGGCCGTCACCAACGTCGACGACGTGGGCGACACCTACGACGCCGCGAGCGGCCTGGATGTCTTCGCCGTGAACGACCTGGTCTTCGCCTCGGGCTTCGACGACGCCGCGAACAACGGGCTGAAGATCGTCACCTCCGTCACCTCCGACACCGACATCGGCGTCGCGGAGGCGCTGGTCGCTGACGCCTCGCCCGCCAGCGGTCACAAGCTGGTCCGCGTCGGCGTCCAGGGCGCAACCGGGGACATCGACGTCGACGCCTCGGGCTCGCGTCCGCAGCTGACCTCGACGCTGGCCGACTTCACCGACTGGGGCCTGGTCCCCGGCGAGTGGATCTACATCGGCGGCGACACCGGCGGCGCTGCGGGGAACCAGTTCCTGACCGCTGCGAACAACGGCTTCGCCCGCGTCTTCTCCGTCTCCGCGAACGCGCTGGTCCTGGACAAGACCGAAGCGACGATGGTCACCGAGGCCTCGACGGCCGAGACCGTCCAGATCTTCTTCGGCCGCGTGCTGAAGAACGAGAGCGACAGCACGAACATCGTCCGCCGGACCTACCAGCTGGAGCGCCAGCTGGGCGCACCGGACGACGCCTCGCCGAGCGACATCCAGGCCGAGTACGTCGTCGGCTGCGTCCCGTCGGAGTTCGAGTTCAACATCCCGACCGCCGAGAAGGCGATGGCGAACCTCTCCTTCATCGGCGCGACGAACGAGACCATCGACGGACCGACCAGCCTCAAGGCCGGAACGCGGCCGGACCTGGTGGAAGCTGACGCTTTCAATACCAGCTCGGACGTTCCCCGGATCCACCTGGCCGTCTACAGCGCCGCGGATGCGGCACCGACTGCCCTGTTCGCCTACGTCACGGACCTGACCGTCACCATCAACAACAATGTCAGCCCGAACAAGGCGATCGGCGTCCTGGGGGCCTTCGAGGTCACCGCGGGAACCTTCGAGGTCGGCGGCGCGATGACCGCCTACTTCGCCGACGTCGCCGCGATCGACGCCGTCAAGAATAACAGCGATGTGACGCTCGACTTCCACATGGTCAAGGACAACGCCGGTCTGACGATCGACCTGCCCCTGATCTCCCTGGGCGATGGCAGGCCCAACGTCGAGCAGGACCAGGCGATCACGATCCCCCTGGAGACGAACGCCGCGACCGGCGCGAAGATCGACGCCGCTCTCGACCATACGCTGCTGATGGTCTTCTGGGACTACCTCCCGGACGCCGCCGAGTAGCACAACAACGGGGCCCCTTCGGGGGCCCCTGACCCTGACCGAGGAGCACGGAAAAATGAGTATGTACGAGCACTTCAAGACCGACGCGCAGACCGAGAAGGACGGGATCTGGCTCGACTACGGCGAGTTCATGGTCCGCGTCTCCCGCGCTGGCGGATCGAACAAGGACTTCCAGAAGACCATCGAGAAGATGGCCCGACCCTACCGCCGGGCGATCGCGACCGAGTCGCTGCCCCGCGAGAAGTCGAACGAGATCATGATGGCCGCCTACGCGGCCGCGGTCGTCCGGGACTGGAAGGTCAAGGACGAGGACGGCAACTGGAGCCACGGGATCGAGAACCCCGACGGCGGCGAGCTGCTCGAAGTGAACGCGGACAACGTCCTCGCGACCTTCAAGCTGCTGCCGGAACTCTACGCGGACGTCCAGGAGCAGGCCTCCTCGTGGGCCCTGTTCAAGGCGAACCTGCGCGAGGAAGCCTCGGGAAACTGATCGACGTCCTGCTCTATACTTTGGAGCAGGGCGAGGTCGAGCAGCGGCTGATCAAGCAGAGCCTGAAGATGCGGAAGCCGCTCCCGAAGAAGATCCAGAACGCGCCCGAGCTGAACCTGGGCCTGGAGCTTTACTGGAACGCCTTCTGGGACTTGAGCACCTGCCGCTCGACCGGCTTCGGAGCAGGACCGATTCCCTGGCTCGCGATCCTGGAATATACCAGGACCTTCGAGTTCGACGAGGAGCAGCAGGAGGACGCCTTTTATCTGGTTCGGGTCATGGACAACGCCTACCTGAACCACCACGCAGACAAGGAAGGGACGGATAAAAAGTGGCAACGTCGAGAAACTTCGGGGAGTTCGCGCAGCGGATGGTCATCCTAGCAGATACCGTCAAGGGCAACTCCGAGAAGACTGTCCGACGTGCTGCTCTGGCAGCCGACCAGACGATCGTCACCCTGACGCCGGTCGACCTCGGCCGCGCCAAGGCGAACTGGATCGTCACCGTGGGAAAGCCCAACACGGGGACCGTCGAAAGTCCCGGCGCGGGGGCCGCGGAATCGCAGGCCCTCGCGCAAGGTCGAGGAGTGATCGCAGGTTATAAGCTGGGAGCGGGCGGGATCTTCATCACGAACAACCTGCCCTACATCAAACGTCTGAACGACGGCTACTCCCGGAAGCGTCCGGAAGGTATGCTCGACGGAGCAATCCAGGCCGCACTCCAGCAGTTCCGAAAGGCGAGGCTCTTCAATGGCTTCTGAAAGAATAGTCCTCCGAATTGACGAGAAGGGCGCGAAGGTCGTCTCTCGGAATATCGAAAAGGTGGGCCGTAGTGCCCGCCAGGCCGGGGGCGGAGTGAAGCTCCTCCGCTCCGCTCTCGGCGCTCTCGGCGCAGTCTCCGTCGGCCTCGTGCTGCGGAACATGACGAAGACGCTCGCCGACTTCTCGCAGGAGATGTCGACCGTCAAGGCCATCACCGGAGCAACCGGGAAGACCTTCGACGAGCTGAAGATGAAGGCCCGCGACCTGGGAGCGAACACCCGCTTCTCGGCGACCGAGGCCGCGCAGGGGATGACCTTCCTCGCCCGCGCTGGTTTCGATACGAACGCGGTCCTTGCCAGCATCGAGCCCACGCTGCAGCTTGCCCAGGCGGGCGCGCTTGAGCTGGGCCGCGCTGCGGACATCGCCTCGAACGTCCTGACCGGCTTCAACATCGAGGCCAGCGACTCGCAGCGAGTGATCGACGTCCTGGCTCTCGCCGCCAACAGCGCGAACACGAACGTCGAGCAGCTCGGCGAGGCGATGAGCTACGTCGCGCCGGTCTCGGCCACGCTGGGCGTCAGCCTCGAAGAGACGGCCGCGGGGATCCAGGTCCTCTCGGACGCTGGTATCCAGGCGAGCCGCGCCGGAACCAACCTAACGATGGTCATGCGGAAGCTGGAAGCACCGCAGGGCAAGCAGAAGTCGATCCTGAAGGACCTCAACCTCGGCCTGGAAGATGTCCGCGTCTCCGAGGTAGGCCTGACCCAGGCGCTCCTGAACCTGAAGAAGGCCGGAGCCAGCCAGGCGCAGATCTTCGACCTCTTCGGCCGCTCTGCTGCCGCGGCCTCCGTCCTCCTGAAGGGAGCCGACGGCAAGATCCAGGGCTTCACCGCCTCGAACGAGAAGGCAGCCGGAACGGCGAAGCGCGTCGCCGAAGTGATGGACGACAACCTGAACGGCGCGCTGCTCGCGGTCCGCTCGGCCTGGCAGGAACTGCAGCTGGCGTTCGGCGACCAGGGAGCCGAGTCCTTCATGACGAAGACCTTCAAGGGCCTGGCTGCGGTGCTGCGGAACATGGCAGCCAACGTCGACAAGTTCACGAAGCCGATGAACGAGTTCTTCGTCTTCATGAAGGACGTCGGCGTCGCGACCTTCCAGACCCTGAAGCCGGTCGTCATCGACATCGTCGCCGCCTTCCAGGACTGGGGCGTGACTGGCGAGTCGCTGAAGATGACCCTCGACGACGTGGGCCTGGCGCTGCTGGCCATGCTGCGGACCGCTGCCCAAGTGGTCGACGGTACGATCGCCTCCTTCAATATTCTGGGGAAGGTGATCGCCGTCGCGATCTTCGGCGGGATCGAGGACTCGAAACATTTCTGGCAGCAAGGCCTGCACTGGATGGTCGAGAAGTTCAAGCGGATGCTGGCGAACATCGTCATCGAGATCAACAAAATCTCCGGGGCCCTGGGGATCCAGGAGATCAGCATCAAAAGCCTGCTGCCCGAGGCAGCCCCGAAGACCGAGGCCTTCGACTGGGGCTTCGAGATGGGGAAGGCCGTCGCCGACGGCTGGATCACGCCGATCACCGACGTCCTGGACGACGTGATCGCCAAGGTCGAGGACGCCCAGCTGAAGCGCAGCGTCCAGGCCCTGCGGAGCCAGATCGGCGGAGGCGGCGCTGATGGCGGGACCGGCTTCGGCCCCTTCATCCCGGAAGGCCCGGCGAAGGAACCGCTCGGCCCCTACTTCGACGAAGCGAAGAAGGGGATCGACGAGGTCTCCGAGGCCGCGGGCCTGGCGGAGAACGCCACGAAAAAATCGTTTGACACGATGACCGACTCTCTGGTAAACTTTACGCAGACGGGGAAGCTGGAGGTCCGCTCGATGGTCTCCGACATCCTCTCCCAGCTGGCACGCCTGGCCGCGATGAACTTCCTGAAGGGAGCCGCGGGCGGCCTGGGCCTTCCCGGCTTCGCGACTGGTGGCTCCTTCGTCGTCGGCGGATCCGGCGGCACCGACTCGCAGACCGTCGCCTTCAACGCGACGCCCGGCGAGCGCGTCTCGATACAGACTCCCGGCCAGCAGCACGCGATGGGCGCGACGCCCTCGACTGCGACGCCGCAGATGAACGTGAAGATCGTGAACGTCCTGGACCCCTCGGTCGTCATCGACGCGATGGCCAGCGAAGACGGCGAAGAGGTTATCGTGAACACGATCCAGAAGAACGGGTCGACAGTACGGCAAGCAATTTCGTGATGATCCCCGCGGCAAAGTTTTTTGCTGGCGTAGTGGCGGGCAAAGGTTAGCCGCGGGGACATCCACTTCTTGAGAGGACAATAAAATGAGTCTTTGGATCCACGGCTCCTCGACGGGTCACCTGGACCTCTCGAACGACATCGTCGCCATTCTCGGCGGCGAGAGCGTCACGGTCGCGGCGATCAACGCGGGCGGGACCGGCTACGTCGTCGGCGACATCCTCGGGATCACCGAGACCGGCGGGACCGCGAACATCTCCGCGCAGATCGAGGTCACCTCGGTCGCTGCTGGCGTGATCGACGGCGTCCGGATCTACAACTCCGGCAGCTACAGCACGAACCCTTCGACGCTGACCGGGAACGCCCTGACCGGCGGCACCGGCAGCTCCGCGACGATCGACCTGACGATGGCCGCGACCGGCTGGACCGTCGACCGCGACTCCGTCTGGGACGGCGGCACCGAGCGCGAGGTCATCGCCCACGGGAACGGCAGCGGCAGCGACGGGATCTACGTCGGCTGGCGGACCTTCTCCAACGTCGGCGGCGACTACTACAACTGGGAGTGCCACGGCATGACCGGCTACTCGGCCAGCTTCGACATTAACGAGCAGCCGGGCGTCAGCGTAGGAGACCACGAGGCAGGCGATCCTGATGATAGGGGCTGCTACATGATCCTGCAGAATACGAGCTTCAACTGGTGGCTGAACCTGAACAGCTACCGGATCATCCTCTGCGCGAACATCGGCTCGAACTACTTCCAATGCTACCTGGGCTGGGGGAACCGCTTCGGCACCTCGACCGAATACCCCTATCCGATGTACATCTCGACTCCGACCTGGGAGTTCGACATGAAAGGCTCGACGACCGAGGAGATCTCCAGCATCATCGACCCCTGGATAGGCAACAACACGACGGGGGTCATCCAGAACATCTTCTACACCCCGGCGGGCGGCTGGCTGGATTGCATCAACCGGAAGGCCACCTCGCCGACCGACGACGTCTGCGTCGTCCCGACCCAGAAGCCGCAGTTCGCGAGCACGACGCCCAGCTCGGAGGAGGATCGCTTCATGAGCCTCACCCAGGGATTCGACGACCTGATCTGGAGCCTGTCCTCCGGCGCTGACACGGCGGGTCCGGCCCAGCTGCGGCCGACTGGCAGCAACGACGATTATCCGATGTTCCCTTGCTTCATCGTCCAGTCGGTCCCGTCGGCTGCGCTGATCATGGAGATCGACGAGGTCAAGTGGTGCTACGCCTTCGGCGGACCGTCGAGCGAGGACCGCTTCATCGAAGCGGGCGGCCAGGCCTGGCGGATTTTTCAGAACGGTACGCGCTCGACCGCGCACGCTTACATGGCGATCAAGGAGGCCAGCTAATGGCATACGAAACAGGAACCGCGACGGACATCGGCGACCTCGTCGACAAGCTCTTCACGTTCGCGACCGGGCTCTCGACCACACCCTGGACCGAGGACGAGCTGGACATCGTCTCGAAGCTGCAGGGGACGCTCTCGCTGAACGACTGCGTCGTCACCTTCCGCTGGGACTCGACCGTCGAGACCGACCTCGGTCTCTACCAGTCCCTCGGCTGGGTCACGGCCTCCGCGGCCCACGAGATGACCGACGACGCGGGCGGCGGCGATACGTCGATGCCTGTCAGCGTCGGCCGCCGCGTGAACTTCGAGAGCACCGGCCCCTACACGGCCTACCACTTCTTCGCGGGGGAAGGCTCGACGCCCTACATCTACGTCGTCGTCGAGGTCTCGTCCGGAATCTTCCGGCACTTCGGCTTCGGCAACCTGGAGAAGTTCGGCACCTGGACCGGCGGCGAGTTTGTCTACGGTCATTACTGGTATCAGGCGGATCCGGACAACACCGTCGCGAACTCGCACTCCTTCCTCCTGGACGGGATGAACAACGACACCACGACCTGCGCGACCATGCACGCGGAAGGCCTGCCGAACCAGGCCGTCGCGGAGAAGTGGGTCGCCTTCTCCTCGCGGAGCGCCACCGCGGGCACCGACACCTCCGGCGAGAACCGGCGCACCGTCTACGGCGGCAGCCGCTGCGGCACCTGGGGCTACTACCTGGCGGCGCTGCGCTACAGCTCGCCGAACGCCTTCAAGCCGCTGATCCCGATCACGGTCTTCAGCCTGAACCTGGACCAGGCTCCCGATGACTGGTACTGGCTCGGCCAGATGCCCGACATCTCGATCGTAAATATGCACGCCTTCACGGCGGGCCAGGAAGTGACCGTGGGCTCGGATACCTGGATGGTCTTCCCTTGGGTCCGCAAGCGCTACGAGCAGGACAATAACGAAGAGAGCGGAAACGCCGGAGTAGCTTACAAGAAGGTAACCTAATGGCAGACTATAACGCGGGCCCCGTGACCGAAGTCGTCGGCGGCTACATCCCCGACTGGGAGACTGCAGCCAAGACTCGAAGCGGCGGCCTGGGCGCTGCCGACGGCGAGCTGATCCCGACGACGTCGCCGCTGCCTGGTGTCTTCGAGGAGACCCTGCCCACGCCGAAGCCGTTCGACGAGTGGAACGCGATCGAGAGCGACTCGGGCCCCGGCCTGCACTGGTTCGAGGACATCCACTACACCCCGGAATCTATCAGCCTGGGGAATATGCTCTCGACCGTCACGCAGGAGATCGAGATCTACAACTCCTACCGGCGCACCTCGCAGACCTTCACGTCCGCGACGAACAACGCGGGCCAGGGGATCAGCTTCGACGGGCTGCCCACGCTGCCGAGCGAGATCCAGCCCCAGGAGGGCAAGGTCTTCGACGTCGTGATCGACGTCGACGGCCCGCCGACCATCCTCGGGACGCTGGACTTTGTGACCGACCCGCTGACCTTCGCGATCCCGATCACCGGCTCTCGCGTCGTCATGTTCGCCTGGGAACCCGAGCGCCCGATCGTCGAGACCCTGGAATGGAAGACCGACATCCTGCAGGCGGCCGACGGCACCGAGCAGCGGATCTCCTGGCGGAAGAACCCCCGGCAGTCGATGTCGATGCAGGTCCAGGTCCCCGAGGGCGAGGACCGGCGGAAGATGATGAACCTGCTGCGCGGCTGGCACGCCCGCGTCTTCGGCGTCCCGATCTGGTGGGAGGCGAGGACCCTGGAGTCCGACGTCGCCGCAGCCGCGACGAGCATCACGGTCGACACCGACTACGCCGACTACCGCGTCGGCGGCCTGGTGATCATCTGGTCCGCGCCGGACGTCTTCGACGCGGTCGAGATTGACACCGTAAACGCTGGAAGCCTCGACCTGACCTCGCCGGTCTCGAACGCCTACACCGCGGGAGAGACTCTGGTCATGCCTCTGCGCGTCGCACAACTGGGCTCGACCGTCCCGATCCAGACCTACCTGAACGCGCTGCAGCAGGTGACCCTGGACTGGCGCGTCAAGGACAACGACGTCGGCGACTCGTTCGGCGACACGACCCCCTACTCGACGCACAACTCGAAGGTGATGCTCGACGGCTACAACGAAGCCGACGGCCCGATCCCCGAGGACCTCTTCCGGAAGATCCAGACCATCGACTCCGAGATCGGCAAGTGGGACCAATACGCCGACCAGCTGACCTCGGTCCCCGTCACGCAGAAGGGCTTCTACGGCGGCACCCGTCAAGCGATCTGGGAGGCCCGGAAGCTCTTCCACGCGCTGAACGGCTCGCAGGTTTCCTTCTACCTGCCGACATTCTACTACGACCTGATCGCGACGGAAGGCCTGACGGCCAGCTCGACCGACCTCAAGGTCGAGAACACCGGCTTCACCGACTACGTCGTCGGCGCGGAACCTTATCTCTCGATCTGGATTGAACTGACGGACGGGTCGATCCTGACCCGCCAGGTCACGGCCTCCGTCGTCGTGGACACCGACAACGAGACCCTGACCGTCGACTCCGCCTGGGCTGGGGCTGTTACGCTGGACGAGATCGCACGGATCAGTCTGCTGCGCCTGGTCCGCCTGGCTGATGACCGCGTCGAGATCACGCACGACTACCCCGGCAGCGCCCACATCCGCGTCGCCGTTCGAGGAGCTTCCTAGATGGCTTACGATACATTTGAAACCAGCACCGAGTCCGGCAGGCCGATCGAGCTGTTCGAGTTCACGATCGACACGACGGTCTACCGCTACACGAACGCCGAGGACGACATCACCTACTCGGCCGCGACCTACACGAGCGAGACCATCATGCGGACGTCGCCGACGCTCTCGTCGAGCGAAGGCGGCCGCCAGCAGATGGAGATCACGCTGCCCGCGGACAACCCGATCGCCGAGCGTTACATCGGGATCGTCCCGGCGGATCGAGTCAGCCTGCGCGTCCTCCGCTTCCACCGCGGCGACAGTCCGAACGGGATCGTCCTCTGGGACGGCCGCGTCGTCTCGGTCAAGTTCGAGAAGAACGGCGGCGCTGCCAGGCTCTACTCGGTCTCCTCCGAGTCGGCCCTCTCGCGCCCCTGCCCCGGCCGCAAGTATCAGTCCATGTGCAATCATACCCTATACGACGGCCTTTGCCAGGCCGTGAAGGCCTCGAACAAGTACAGCGGCAACTGCTCCGCAGTCTCCGGCGCGACGATCACCGTCGACGGCGTCGGCGGCGAGGGCGCAGACTGGGCCGTCGGCGGGACCGTAGAATACGGAAACGAGAAGCGCCTGGTCACCGCCCAAAGTGGGAACGTCCTGACGCTGCAGATCCCCTTCCCGGAAAGCCCGGCAGGCTCCGCGGTCGACGTCTACGCGGGCTGCGACCATCTGCTGACGACCTGCGCCTCGAAATTCTCGAACGAGGACAACTTCGGCGGCTTCCCTTACGTCCCTTGGGTCAACCCCTTCAGCGCTGGAGTCGAATAATATGTTCTGGTTTGCTCTCCTGCTCTGGGCCGCCTTCACCGTCGCCTACGAGATCATCCGGCCGAAGCCCACGTTCGAGAACGCCCGGCCCGCTGGGATGGGCGACTTCAACTTCCCGACCGCGACGGAAGGCCGCGCCGTCCCCCTGGTCTGGGGGACCTGCAAGATCACCGGCCCGAACCTGATCTGGTACGGAAACTTTGGCAAGGTCGCACGGACCGAAGAGGTCAAGACGGGGATGTTTTCCTCCGAGACCGTGACCATCGGCTACCGCTACTACATCGGCCTGCAGATGGCCATCTGCCACGGCGTCGTCGATGCGATCAGCGGCGTCTGGTGCAACGAGAAGCGCGTCTCCTCGCACCTCTTCGACGTCGACGGCGAGACTGCGGCCGTCTCCCATACAACGCTCTACGGCGGCGAGGAGCACGGCAGCGGCGGGATCTCCGGCGACATGACCTTCTACTCGGGCTCGACGACCCAGGCGGTCGACAGCTACCTCGACCTGAAGATCTCCGGCGACGTCCCCGCCTACCGCGGGACCTGTCACATGGTCTGGAGCAACGGCTCGCAGACCGGCGGCGGCTGGATCGGCAACTCCTCGAACCTCTCGCCCTTTGCCTTCGAGGTCCGGCGCGTCCCGGACGGGCTGAACCTGGCCTCCTCCGTCCCGGCTGCCCACCAGCCCAACCTCGAAGGGAACGGGGCCAGCGACGCGAACCCGATGAACGTGCTCTACGAGATCCTGACCGACACCGACTGGGGCCTCTCGATCAGCTCCGCCGACATCGACACGACGAACTTCCAGGAGGCGGGCGAGACCCTCTTCGACGAGGGCAACGGCTTCTCGATGGTCATCGACAACGCGATCCAGATCTCGACGCTGATCGAAGAGATCCAGCGCCAGATCGACGGCTCGCTCTACTTCGACCGCGGTCAAGGCCAGTGGAAGGTCAAGCTCGCCCGCGACGACTACTCGATCCCGAGCCTGACCACGCTCGACGAGTCGAACATCCTGGAGCTGAAAGAGTTCACCCGCCAGACCTGGGAAGAGACCACGAACCAGGTCCGCGTCCAGTACACGGCGCGCAGCCTGACCGGCGCAGGGAGCAGCGTCTACCAGGAAACCTACGCGATGGCCCAGGACCCGGCGAACATGGACATCCAAGGCCAGACCGTCCAGTCCGACGTCCGCTATCCTGGCGTCAAGGTCCAGTCGCTCGCCTCCGACCTGGCCTGGCGCGACCTGCGGGCGATGTCCTACCCGCTGGCAAAGATCAAGATCACCGTCAACCGCGGGATGTGGGCGGCGGCCCCTGGCTCCCCCTTCGTCTTCAACTGGGCCCGGCTCGGGATCTCCGACCTGGTGATGCGCGTCGCGAAGATCAACTACGGCGGCGTCGGCGACTCGAAGATCGAGATCTTCGCGATCCAGGACATCTTCGCCGCGGCGACCGCGGTCTACGGCGACGCCGTCGGCTCCGGCTGGGACGAGCCCACCGACGGCCCGGCCTACGCCACCGCGGGCGAGACGCTGATGTTCGAGTGCCCGAAGCAGATCGTCGAGCAGGACAGCTACAACGACAACCTGAACCCTCGCGTCTGGATGTCCTGCCGACACCCCGGCGACGGAACCGTGAACATGAGGGCCTACATCCAGACCGACACGATCGCACCGTCCGGCACCTACGCCGAGGACGCCGCGGTCTATGGCTTCGTCCGGACCGGCACGCTGGACGGCGCGCTGGGCCCCTACGGATCCTCGGCGGCGCGGCCCGACACTGGGACCAACATTACCGTCGACATGGTCGACGACCTGGCGCTGGTCGAGGTCGACGGCGGGCCCGAGCTGGTCGAGAACCTCTCGGCCATCGGATACATTAACGGCGAGTTTATCGGCTGGGAG